GAACCCGTTGGGCTGGAAAGTCCGCACGATCTACATCCAGACCATCGGCGTCTCCGCTGCCAACACCGAGGAAGAGGACAGCATCGAGGCCATCCGGCATTCCCATAAGTTCGACCAGGAGTACATCTTCCGTCCGAACGACCGTAACACCATCATGCAGGAGGGACGCATCCTCGCGAAGACATGGAGACTCTGACCGCCGAGACCCTTGCGTGGGGTCGCCGCGTAGGCCTGTCGCCCGAGCGTATCGCCTTCCTCGCGTCCTGCCCGAAGTTCACCGTGAGCAAGGGCCACATGAAGTCCCAGCGCTCGCCGATGGATAACCCGAACCACCACTTGCAGCGCCTCGGGGACTGCTGGTGGTTCCGCCTCCGCCGCCGTGGCACCGACATAGTCGAGAACATCGGCAAAGACCTCGAGACGGCCCGCCAGCGCCGTGACGAGATGCTCGCGGCCTTCGACGCCGGCAAACCTGTCCCCTATCTCTCCAAGAAATGAGCACCCCAACCCGCTTCGTCGCCTTCGGGGACAACCACGGCGACATGGCCGATGCCAATGCCACTGAAGCCCTGGTCGAGTTTATCAAGGACTACAAGCCGACCGTCCGCGTCCACCTCGGCGACTGCTTCGACTTCCGATCCCTGCGACGTGGGGCCAGCAACGAGGCCGAAGGCGCCGAGTCCCTCATGGAGGACATCCACGCTGGGGAAGACTTCCTCGCACGCACCAAGCCCACCGTCTACCTGATGGGCAACCACGAGCACCGGGCGACCGCCCTTCAGCATACCTCTGGCTCGGCCCTTGTCCGAGATTACTGCGCTGACCTCGAGGCCCGCATCAAGACCGCCGCGAAGAGCTGCGGAGCCAAGACCATCCTGCCCTACCACGCCGAGAAAGGCGTGTACCGTCTTGGCCCTGTGGCCTTCGTCCATGGTTACGCGCACGGCCTGAACGCCACCGCCGAGCAGGGCAAGCACTACGCCGACCGTGGCGGCGCGCTGATCCACGGACACACGCACACGCTTAGCCAGGTCAACCTCACCAAGGCCGAAGGTGGAGCCGCCTTCTCCGCTGGCTGTCTCTGCCAGAAGGACGCGATGGCCTACGCCTCGCACCGCCTTGCCACGTCCCGCTGGGGCTCTGGCTTCGCCGCCGGATGGGTCGACGGCCACGACTGGAAGGTCTGGCTCGTTCACCGCGTCGGCAATCGCTGGGTCTGGACTACCGACCTCAAGGTCTTCACGCCCAAAGCCAAATGAACCCGCCCAAGAACAAGCGCAAGATGCTCTACACTAGGGCATCGCTCGACCCCATCCTCGCCGCCGTCCTCGCGGAGATCCACAAGACCGCCGAGAAGCCAGCACCGGGCTTCATGACACGCCAAGGATGGATGCTCAAGTGGGGTTTCAAATGCCACGCACATACGGGAAGTTATATCCGTAAGGCCATCAAGATGGGCCTGCTCATCGCCCGCCGCTACCGCATCCTGACCAAGGGCCGTCTCGTCGTCGTCGAACACTACGGCCCACCCGGCCGAGTTAAAGCAACTTGACCAAGGGCACCCACGCCCGCATCCCACAACCTCTTCTTCCATGACTCCCCCGAACAACGTGCCGGCGGAACGCCACCTCCTCGGTGCTATTATCCGAGACAACCTGGCGTTCCCTATTAACCTTAAACCTTCTGATTTCTTCGAGCCTAAGCATCAGGAGGTGGCTGCTGCCATCCTATTCCTGCAGGCCGATGGGAAGGCCGCAGACGAGACTACCGTTCCTGCTTACCTTTACTCCGTAAACTCAAGCGTCGACTACTCTTTCATCAACGACCTAACGGCCTACGCTGGCTTTGGCGAGCTACGCCAAGAGCATGTCGACATGATCGCGGACTCGGCCTTCATGCGCGAGGCCTCACTCATCGCATCCAAGGCAACTGACCCTGACCTGCTTCTCGAGCACTATGCCCGCCTCGCCGATAAGCGCAAGGCTCTGTCCGTCCGTCAGGGAGCCCAGCGCATGCCCATCGACGAGCTGATGTCCTTCGACCGTAAGGCCGACCCGACCAACGTCCTCGGCAACCGATGGCTCTGCCGTGGGGGTTCCCTGGTCATGGCCGGGCAGGCTGGCACCGGGAAGTCAGCCCTAATGATGCAGGCCGCCATTAATTGGACGCTTGGGCAGGACTTCTTCGGCATCAAGACGAACAATGGAATGAAGATGCGCACGCTCGTCATCCAAGCCGAGAACGATGCCGGCGACGTGGCCGAATCCATGCAGGACCAGATTCACGGCCTAGGCCTGACCGAATACCAGAAGACGGAACTCAAGGACAGTATGTTCATCTACCGCGAAAGCGTAGCCACGGGCAAGGAGTTCGGTGATGTCCTGCGTAAGCTCGTCATCCAGCATCAGGCGACGATTTGCTTCGTGGATCCTCTGATGGCATTTGTAGGCGCCGACATCTCAGAGACCTCCGAGGCCGCCAAGTTCCTGCGCCATATCATCCAGCCCATCCTCAATGAGACGGGTGTCATCATCGTCTTCATGCACCATACCGGGAAGCCGAAGTCTTCCAAGGACAAGGAAGGCCAGACGGCAGCCGACCTTGCATATCAACTTTTCGGCAGTTCCGAGGTTACGAACTGGGCCCGCGAAATCGCCTGCCTCCAGCGTTGTCCAGGAGACGAGCCGATCTACCGTTTCGGGCTGACCAAGCGCCGAAGTCGTGCCGGCATGACCGACGGCTTCAAACCCGCTGGTGAAATCTTCATTCGGCACTCCCCGAACCGCGGTGAAATCCGCTGGGTCCGCTCTAACCCTCCCATAGTCGACTCTGGGGAGGGCTATTAGACCCCTCTCCGTGGCCTCCTACGCCCTTTACAGGGATAGGTGGCTACCACCCCCGCCATTAGGCCTATCAACCCCTTCTTCTAGCCCGCCATGCCACCCATTACAAAACCGACGACAAATCCGACGACAAATCCATGTCTCTCCTGCAGTCCTTGTATCCACAAGGACATGCAAGGAGAGAGGGAGGGAAGGAATACGGCTCGCCTTGACGGCGGCCTATCCCCCTTCCCTCGAAAGACAGAACACAGCTGACGCCAATGGCCCACTACCGCAAGCAACGCACCCCAGCCCAAGTCGAGGCCGACCGTAAGCGACAGGAGATTGCGAGAGCCAAGCGCATTGAGAAGCTGAAGGCCTATGCAGAACAGTGGAAAGACCCGGCCCTGAGACCTCTCATGGAAAAACGTGCAGCCCTTGGCCGTAAATCTATCGCAGAGCGCAAGTCCATCGTCGAGCAATCCCTCCAGAGATTCCTCCAGCGACAGGACGAAGCCAATACCAGGCTAAGATGGGTTCAGGTTATCCAAGCAGGTGAGCAGCAGATCTTGACGCTTATCCGTCAGGCAGGCTGCGGACAGTCGACCAAGGTCCGGGCAAAGTCTGCCGAACACCTTTTCCGAACGATGGTCAGGGAGGGTATGTTTAGGCTAAACCTTGATACAGGTCTATGGGATAACCGATGCAAGGCGCTTTAACCTTTGCCACTTGCCCCGCAATCAAGACCCTTAAATCTGGATACGTGACCAAGGCCAGCATCAACGACCTGACGGCTCCCGCCAAGGAGGCCAAGTCGTTCGACGCGTGGTTCTTCTCTCAGCCCAAGAAGGTGCAGGAGAAAATGCGTGAGCAAGGCGTACTGCCTTACCGCGAGATGGTGCAGTCGAGGCACGTGTTCAACATCGACCCGAACCATCCATCATGGGCGACCAAGGACGGTGACAACGCACGAACCGAGGTCGATGCCTTCATCTCCCGCGATCATGTCGGCGTCATGCTCAAGGCGTTCATGGATGCGCTGGCCTGCTCGGACTCGTTCACCTTCCGTCGTCACGTCGAGCTTATCCGCTGGGCGCTCAGTCTGCCTGGATGCCTGGATTCACGCACCATCGCCCGGATGTATGGACGCTCCCACATCTGGACGCAGAAGCGTGCGCGTCAGATCCGTGCGACCATCAACGGAGACGCGTGCGGCCTGTTTCCCCATGTCAATTCACGCAGGGACAAGCACAAGATGCGAAAAACCGAAGAAAACCGCTGATATGGCCACTC